GTTCCATTCTGCAGCCATCGCCTGGATATCAATCTGTCTGCCCGCCACCCTGATCGGCGATAATCCGTACCAATCGTTAAGCGGATGAAAAGCCTTGAGATGCAGAACCTTTTCAGTCTTGAATGTATCAGATTGTGAGCCGACAGAATATCTATAACCTAGGATCGGCTCGGCTTTCGATCCTGGCAGAACGCGCATCCTGTCAGGCCGCGCGCCGTACAGTTCCAAAGGCGGCCCTGTCTCCGGGCCTACCATGATGTTATATGAATTCCCTGCGATCAAATAAAAAGCCAGCGTGTTCTTCTTGAATGACGCGCCTCCTTCCTGTGGATTCGGACGACTCAACAAATTCAAGAGGCCGTGTTCTTCGAGCTTTTCTTTCTTCGCATCCTTCGAAATCGGCTTCCTGAATAGGTTCCAGGATATCGCTCCGGCCGCGTCTACGATCTGCTTCACGCAAGCATATACCGCATAGCAATTTTGATACCCCTCTTTCGCGAGTTTGGCCAAGTCCTCATCAGTCCATACAGGATTGCCCGCCAGATTCATCATCATCGAACGGTATATGGGATTCTGTTTGAAGCGGATGTTTCTCAATAATGTCTTTATTTGTTTAACTGGCCACATCATCACCTCACCATATTTTTGCTTCGTTCTGGGGTTTTATACTTGCGAGTGAATAAATGATCGCTTCAGCCTTGTCCGGTGAACGTCCCAATTTCTTTTTTATGTCTTCTTTGGGTATGATCTGGATTTGACCGGCTGAATTGATTTTGTATTTTATTGCCATCAACTGTGTTGTGATCTCACGATCTTCCGGCAGGTCCAAGTCCGGCAGCAACTCGAGCATACCGAAATGTATCTCCGCTCGAAGGTTCTTGAATTCCCCCGGTGATCGTGCTTTGCCTGATCCGTGAATCTCCAAAATCCTGATTTTCAATTTGTAATTTTCCTTCTGACATGCTTCACGTTTCTTTGGAGTAAGCCCTTTCAGGATCGTGGCCGTGAACAGTTTTTCCTTCTCTGATCTTTGTTCTTTCAGCCTATCCACCACACCGGCGCCCAAGCCATCAGCATCCACTTTGATTATTATCTTGTCAAGCTTTTCTTTCAAACTAGGCAAAATGCGATCCATGCAGCAACGCCACACCAGGCCGGTCGTGCGCATCGTGTCATGACCTTTCTTCTGGCTGTATATCTCAACATGCATTCCTTCACGCAGCGCGATCACTGATTCATCGTCTCCGGACCTGGCGACGTCAACGCCTATCTCGATTGGCATAGAAGCGCTCAGGTGCCGTTTAGCAGCCTTTTGAATTTCGAGATAGGCATAGACATTGTCAGGTTCGCCCACGGCCTCCCAGTCGCCTCCCAGGAGCGCACGAATAAGCTTCTTGGTTAGGATGTCTTTCATGTTCGCTATGTAATTCTCCGGAAGGTTCGCGAGGTTGTCTGTGGGCAATGCAGGAACGAAGATATGATCCTTCTTGTTGCTCTCTATGAAATCCTCTTTTATCCATCCGATGTTTGGATTGCAGCTGAGAAGGAAATGATATCTGATCCCCGGAATCCGCAGCCTCAAGCGCGTGGCCAGCATCATGAATTCTTTCTTCGTGAACTGCTCAGCCTGATCAAGCGCGATCCAGCCGTATTCCCCGGACATGAACTTTTCCCAATCTCCCGGCTTATCACCTACGCCGCCGTATCTCATCTTGCTGCCGTTCCTGAATATGATCATCTTGTCAGAATGATTCCAGTCGGCCACGAGTCGCTTGTCCAGGAACTTCTCAAGCTGTGAATAAACCGTATCCCTGAACGACGGCCAGGTCTTCCTCATGAGCAATCCGAAATTGTTCGGATAATCGAGATTCAACTGTATGCCTTCGTTGATCAGAGCGCCTGTCTTGCCTCCGCCCATGGCACCGCCGTACAGTTTATACATCTCCGGCGCAGCATGAAAGATCATCTGCTTCTCATTCGTGCGAGGATCATAAACCTTGCTGAGATCGACCGTTTCAACTTCCATCAGATTCTATTCCTCCAACTCGTTAAGTAATAATAACAACCATACAGGGCCACCAGGATCGGCAACGGCCAGGGACGAGCATCCCGGGCGATCTTCAAGATCGCTTTAAACAAGTAGAATCGTGAAGGCCGGATGTTGTAATATATCTTTCCGTCCCTTATTCCGTCGTACGTCATACCCAATCCTTTCGGTGGTTTCATGTTCCTGCGCATCCATGACAAGCAGAACATTGATTGCAGCGAATCGAATGTCCCAGGGAGTTAATGACATCTACAGGAAAAGTCATTTCTCTTATTTTCTCAAATAAAGGCTTTTCATATACTCGAGGGTTTGAATTTCCCAGAGGAGATTTTTGACTCGAGTGTTCTTTTTCAATCATTTCTTCACCTTCTTATCTTTAGGTTTTGCCGGCCGCGGCACTGCGGTGATCACCTTGATCAGCACATCGCCGATATCGAATTCATGTTTGTCCCGCCATTGCTTGGGCCGGCGGTTCTTGCACCAAAAAATACAGGCCGTAGTATCAGGGACAACAAATTTCTTTATTTTTTTAATGTGAACGACGACCGGTTTGTCACCGGTTTTTTTCCCCGGCTTATATTCAACATGAACCTCCTCGAAACTGAATCCCTTTGCCCTTTTCAAAAGCGCGTTCTCGACTTCGACGTCCACCGGTTTCTTGCCTCTTTTTATGGCATCAGAAAAATCAGGATACTTCTTTTGATATTGATAATATGTCTCGTGTGAGATTCCAAGCATCTTCGCGATCTGCGTATCGATCATCCCACGGCGCGCATAGTCCTCAGCCCTCAGGGGGAAGGTATCTTCATATTTTTGCTTCGCCATTTCGTTGTGAATTTTTCTGCCTGTTCGTTCTTTTTCCTGACCTCATCTGTATGTTTCCCTGACCTTTCCTCCTGAGAGCGTCTGTGACGAGTGACCGCCTTCAGGGTCAACGTTTATAAAATCAATGTTTTCTATCCTTTGCGAGATATAACGCTTTCAGACGTACAATCATATGCATTTTCTCTCATTTCCCCTTTCTCGCGTCTCTGAATGCGTATTTGAACTATATTTCGAGGCCGAAAAGAAGCGATATAAACTCCTGTATTTTTCATTGAATGAAGTCATTTCTCAAAACCTCTTTTCTTATCGTCAGCGCTATGGCTTCCATCATCCTGGGCGGCACAGCGTTCCCCATTTGCTCTTTCCCCGTTCGCGGGTTCGGCCACTTAAACTCTTTTGGAAAAGAGCACAAAGCCGCGTATTCTTCAAGCGACAGTTCGCGGCATTCATTCCAATGATAAAATAAGCATCCCCTCATTTTCGATACTGTGGGCGCGACTTTGAAGGGATCTATCTTTCGCCTCTGAAATCCATATAACCCTTTCATCTTTCCCGGCTTCGCCCGCATCCAAATTGATTTTGCTTTCGCGCTCATGGGATGCACCGGTGTTTTGTCTTTGCAGCCGGCGATCGCTTCCCCTGCTGTCAAAGGCCTCGTTCCGTTCCCGGGAAACGCGGGGCTGCGGTTGAGGTCATTCCGTACCCCGATCCATATCAGCCTTCTTCGTTTCTGCGGCACGTTGTAATTCGATGCGTTGAGGAGACGGCATTCCATTTTGTAAGGCAGCTTTTCGAGCGCTCTTATTATTTCCCAGAACATGCCCTTCATTTTTCCCTGTATCAATCCGGCGACGTTCTCCATGAGATACGCTTTCGGATTCAGGCTTCTTATAAATCTTATGAATTCCAGGAAAAGGTCATTCCTTTCATCGCTTATATATCTTCCCCCCCTGGCTATTGAATATCCTTGGCACGGCGGACTCGCATCGAGCACGTCCAGCTCGCCTCTTGCGATCCTGCATTCTTTCAACACGCGCACACCGCTCACTTTCCTTATGTCTTCAGCCCAGAACGGCGTATCCGGAAAATTCAGATCGAACGTCGTCGCGCATTTCTCGTCGGAATCGACGGCAAGGAGCTCTTTGAATCCGGCCATGTGATAGCCTAAGGAAGATCCTCCGCAGCCGGCGAATAGGCTGATCACAGTGGGATTCATTTTCGTCACCATTCATACCCGCATTTCGGGCATTTCTTTTCTGTCCCGGCAAGGAACTCAACCTTCTTCTTCATGTCGGGCGGCGTCCAGTTCGCGATCGCTTCGAGCTCGTCCGCATCGAATCCGGAAAGCTCAAGCGAATCTTCCCCTGTGTCAAGGTCGGTCAGGACATCGGCCAGTTTAGGAAAATCCCAATCTCCCTGGATTTTGTTCAACGCCAGGTTAAGCAGTTTTTCTTTC